ATGCTGCTGCTTATGATGCTGCTGCTTATGATGCTGCTGCTGCTTATGATGCTGCTGCTGCTGCTGCTTATGCTGCTGCTGCTTATGATGCTGCTGCTTATGATGCTGCTGCTGCTGATGATGCTGCTGATGCTGCTGCTGATGCCAGAGCAAAAGTTTTGAATCAGTGCGCTGACATCGTCCGGGCCGAATATCCAAATGTTGATGAATTGCTCACGTAATATGAAAGCTCTTGATTTATTCTGCGGGGCCGGTGGAGCGAGTCGCGGTGTAGTAGACGCGGGCTTTGAGGTTGTCGGTATAGACCTTAATCCGCAGCGACATTACCCTTTTGAATTTCATCAATCAAACGCCTTGTCGGTTACACTGAAATATCTCCGGCAATTCGATTTTATCTGGGCAAGCCCGCCGTGTCAGGCGTATTCAGTTGCATCGGCAATTCACCGGAAAAATGGCAAAAAGTATCCTGATTTAGTCGCCGTAACACGGGATATGCTCATTGAAAGCGGCATCCCGTATGCCATTGAAAATGTGGGCGGCGCGCCCCTACAAAACCCAATAATGTTGTGCGGCACAATGTTTGGACTGGGAGTATTCCGGCACAGATATTTCGAGTTGTCTTGGGGTATGTTGTCTCCGCACCACGATAAGCATAAAGGCAAAATCGGCGACGGAAAGTATTTTAGTATTGCTGGTGGTGCCGGCCGGTGGAGGTCGTGGGGAACAAACCATAAAGGGATAAGCAAAGGCACAATTGCGCAATGGAAAACCGCTATGGATATCGGCTGGATGACACGAGATGAAATTAAACAGGCGATACCACCCTCATATTCAAAATGGATTGCAGAACAATTCCTGAAAACGATTAAGTAGTCCACCTTTTACGACCCCCACATTAAGCATTCCCCCTCATATCGCCGAATTAACAGCTATGCGGTTTCGCACCAACAACATACAGCTTGGCGATTGGCGTATTGACCCCGACGGCAATTTACGGGTAACTGCTCGCGCTTTGAAGGCGGGCGTTTTCAATTACAAGGCCGACGAATACCCCCCGGAGGTCTTATCAGAGTTTGGCGGGGCCGAGCAGATTGACGAGTTTATCCCCCCTGAAGAGTTTACCCCGGACTTTCTGCGCTCCTATGAGGGCAAGCCGATTATCGTAAATGCCCACGAATGGCAGACCCCGGACAAAGCGGAGCAATGCCAGTCAGTAGAGGTCGGCAGTGTAGCTGGAACGCCCCGCGTCGATAACGACGACATTCTCTGCGATTACATCATCCGCGACGCCCGCGCAATCGAGGCGATAAAGAATAAAAAGCTTATAGAGAATTCGGCGGGTTATGACTCCGACCTCGAAAAAGCCGATGGAGAATATAATGGCAAACGATACCAGGCGATTCAGCGCAATTTGCGATTGAATCATATCCTGCTTATCGAAGAGGGCAGCGGCAGAAAAGGTAAATGCGGCCCGGATGTTCGGATACTGAATGCGGACAATGAAAATTCAAAGGAGAATACGATGAAGGTAAAAATAATGAATGCGGTTGGTGTAGCCGAGGAAATCGAAGTAACTGGTGACGCCGGACAGCTTAAACGGCTTTCGACTTTGACCGAAGAGGTCGTGGCAGAGATGGCCAAGATCCGCAAGCTTAACGACGAGAAGACCGAAGAGGCCAAGAAAAAGGACGAAGAGATTGAGAAGGTCAAAAAGGAAAACGACGAGACCAAACGGAGCAAGGAGGATTTGGAAGCCCGCGTAAAGACCCTCAATGACGATATCACCGGCCATATCGCCAAGCTGACCGAAACGACAAAGCTTCTCGACGAGGCAAAGAAAGCCCTGGAAGCGTTCTCCAGTGAAGAGAATATGGAATCCGAGACCGAAGTCCGCAAAGAGCAGCAGAACGATGAAGAGGCGGTCGTTAAGGCCGAAGTCAAGCCGGGCGAACGCGAGGGCGTCAAGACCGAAATGAAAAACTGCTACGATGTCCACAAGCAAAACTGCGCCACGGCGAAAACGAAGCCGATGCCCCTTCATAAATTCAACAGCGAATTCCTGACCAAGCGGATTATGAAGACCCGCAACGTGGACTTGACAAACGCCAAGCCCGAAGAGATAGCCGCCGCCTGGACTGTCCTGAAAAGCACGGCCCGCGCCCAGCAAATGAACTCGCTGCCAAGCGTCCCTGTATTCAATTCGACGCCCAGCACAAACAAGCATCCGGCAATGCAGCCGGCAGAGCACGCATAAAGTAAAATCGCCATAGCTGACGATAAAGCGAATAACGAACAAAAAGTAAATAACTCTGATTGAAACTTAGGAGATAAGAAAATGAGTCCTACTGGAAGATTTGCAGGAAACGCTTACGGTGCGGTGAATTCATCCGTTAAAGACCAGTGCGCGTCTGCGTTGGCCGGCGACCAGGTTTACGCGAATGACATTATGAACGTGGACAGCCGGATTATCGGCGAGTCCGCCGGTATCTTCTTCGGCGCTGGTGTATGCAAGGTCAGTGTCGATACAATTTGGACGGCGGCTGCATATCCTGTATCCAGCCCGCCAAAGAGGCCTGCTGCTTCACAGTGGGCAGCGACACTTCCTGCCGTTGGCTCGGCACTTGCCGACTTCGACGGTATCCTGCTTCGCTCGGCAGCCGGGCAAAGTGATTCAAACGGCGCCGGCTTCCTGCCTTATTGCTCCGTCGGCGCAGTGGCAAGAAAACTCCGGGCCGGTGCAAGAGTATGGGTTCCGTGCTATTGCAGTGCCCTTCCCGCTCTCACTGATACGATTTACTGGATTACCTCAGACACAACGAAGACAGCGGGATTCTTCTCGAATGCAGCCGGCGGTATCACCAGTACCGTATCCCTTGCGACGATTGCCAAAATCATCGGGGCAATGGATTACAACGCAACAACCGGGATGTGCTTACTTGCTATTGAGATTACCGACGCGATTTAAGCGGTTCGATAAATAATAAAAGCAACGACCAGAAAAACAGTTTTTTGGAGAAATGAAAATGAGCAAGCTACTTAAAGTCAGGCGCTTTAACGATGGCCCGACATACGGACCGCAATCAGCAGTGCAGGCGACCGAAATCATGTACTCGATTTATTCCCAGATTCAGGCGAAGTGGGAAGAGGTCAAGTACCCCGATTATGAATACCCGAAAGTCGTCACGCCTGAGCAGCGTGAGACGAACATCAACCCGGGCGCCACGTCCTACGTCTATATGATTCAGGACTATCGAGGCGCGGCTGCATGGCTTAGCCAGATTACCGGCAACAATATCCCGCGCGTCGGCGTTTCGTTTGGCGGCGGTATTGTGCCTCTTCAGGCGTCGGCAGTAGCGGCTGGTATCAGCAACGAGGACGCACGGCAGTACACAATGGGCTTCAAATCAAACCTTGCTATGGACCTGCAAAAGGTCATGCAGAAGGTGATGATGAATCTTGTCGAAGCCAGTATCAACTTCGGTGACGAGAGTGTCAACTTCCGCGGCTTCCTGTCCTATCCAGGCATAACACTGTTGCCGGCAGCGGCAGCGACGGACGGCGGGAGCGATACGGAATGGGATCATAAGACGGCTCAGCAGATGATTGCGGACATTAACGCCGCAATTCTTTACGTCTATGTCAGCACGCGGACGGTATTCTGCCCCGGCACGATTTATCTTCCGCCTCATCAGCTTGGCCTGCTCGCAACGACACCGTACGGACTCGGAGCAAACGGCGGCGACAACGTGGTCGGCGGATTCTTCGCACTGGACGCACTGAAGCGGAGCAATATCTATAAGGCGTTCCGCAACAAAGAGCTTACGATTTATTCGAACCGTTATCTGGCAGGCGCTGGCGTCGGCGGCGTTGACAGAATGGTTTGCATGGAGCAGACCCCGGAAAATCAAATGATGCCCTTCCCGATGCCTTATCGTCTCGGCGCCCCTGTGCCGGTTGCGTTGGGCGTTGACTTCGCGGCAGAACAGAAGCATGGTCCGTTCTGCGTCAAGCAGCCGCTGTCGATGATTTACGCAGACGGAATCTAAAGCCGGTATATATGGCTTTGAGAGACAATAAAAACAAAGCAGTCAATCGTTGCCGGTGATGTAGCCGGCAACGCTCATAATCGGAGAGTAGCAATTTACTTTTAAGGGTTAGGAAAATGACAGGGAATCAACAGAACAGGCCTCCGGTTAGAATTATCGGGGGACAGCAGAACAAGGCAAAACCAAAAGGGGCAGGCGTCCTTAAATCAGCCGGGGACGTAGCGATTTACAATAACACCCTTGCGCCGATGGTGCTATCTCACGCCCCGCACAACGCACGGATTATCAACCCGACGAAGATTGACAAAACAAACGCATCTAGAGTCGTAGTCCCGGCCCGCGGCTCGATAGTTATTCCGCAGGCGATATGGGACAAATTGAAAGTCCAGCCGGCAATTAAGGCCATGCTCGACCTCAAGCATCTTCGCGTCGGCATAAAGAATGAGCCGGATGAGGCGGCAGAGACGGTATCGACCCCGAAGGCCCCCGGTGATTTGGCGGAAAAAGCAAAGGTCGAAATGTCAGGCGGCATGGTCGGCAAGCTGACAAAACAAGTCACTGAGGGCGAAGTCGTTATCGCTAATCAGGGCTTGAAGGAAATAGAGGCCGACAAAAGGTAATCATCCGGTGAGGCATTATGAGCGTGAGCGTAATAGATTTTCTGGCGGAGTATCCGGAGTTTACTTCCCTTAATGCGCGATTGTCGCCGGCAGTATTGGCGCAGATAACAAATGCCGACAGTTTCCTAAGCGATAATGCCTTCGGGGATATGCGTGACCATGCCGTTTATCTTCTCGCTGCCCATCGATTACGACTCCGATTCGCAACTGATGAAGAGCTACCGCAGGACTCACCGGCCTTAGTCACAAGTCAATCGCAGGATACCGGGGGCATGTCGGAGGGTATGACTCCGGCTCCGCAGGTCACGAGCACCAGCGCATTCGAGGCGGACTTGGCCCGGACGAATTACGGCATGGAGCTTCTGTCCCTGATTAAGACGAGCGTTGTTCCGGGCTATCTGGTTATATCACCGATGTAAGCAATATAGAATCTAATACCCCCAATATACTGCCATGAGAAATGAAGTCAGGCGAACCAATAGAAACTGGCTCAAGCAATTTGAAAAGAAAATAGTCGCCCTGGGCAAGAAGGAAGTCGCGGTCGGCTTCCCGGCAGGCAAGGGGTTAGGGACGCCGTATTACAAATCCGGGGCATCGGTCCTTCAGGTTGCAATCTGGAATAACTACGGGACGCGGCGAATACCATCGAGGCCGTTCTTTGATTTGGGAGCGATACGGATTCAGCGAGAGCTTCGCCTGATTGCCGATGCCGATATTCGGTTGTGCTTACAGGGCAAGCTGGATGTAACGCAAATGATGAACAACTGGGGCGTTATGGGAAAGGGAATCATTCAGGCGGCGATTCTTGATACGAGCAGTCCGCCGGATGCTCCTCGTACTATTGCCAAAAAAGGTTCGGCTCATCCACTGATTGATACCGGCCACATGATGCAGTCGGTTACTTACGTTATCCGCAAGAGGTCAGCATGAAAACGATAGATATGCGACGGACGCTCAATCGATACCACGATACGGTTGTGGTCTATGAGACCGTCGGTATATATGTTGACCATCTTTGGAATCAGGTCAAGCAGCCCGAACGAAATATCAGGGCCGTGATTCTTAATGCAAGCCCTCAGAAGATGAAGATTTTATCCGACGGCGCGGTTCGTGTCGGCGGTATTTCGATTCATACGACCGATACGCTTTATTTCCTCGATACTAAATCGCAGGTCGAAGGCGCACAAATGCAGAACGTGCCCGATATAAATTCCCTTCCGGGCGGATTACCTTCAAAAGGCGAGACAACATTGAGGGCTTCGCAGAGTTTTGTAATATGGCGGGGCGTAACGTATCGCGTGGTTGCAAATGCCTCACCCTCGAACGCGAAACATTTTACATTTTTAGGCACAAGATTTATTTCAAACGAGAGTGATGGGCCAAATGGCGGAAATACCTACTGAGATTACGATTGACGATTTCGATAAGAAGGTATGCGACTGCCTTCAGACGATTACTGGGCTGATGACGGTCAACGAGCGAAACCCCGGCCCCCGCGTTGCCGAATCTTATATCAGCTATTTGGCGCTCGATGCCGATGGGCAGCAGTATCCCGACTTTGAGTATGAGGGCGACCCGACTGAGGTAATCATTGATACACCTGTAATGACTACCCGCATAAAGGTCACGGGCAAAAGCGCATTCGCTGTTTTGACGGCCTTGTGTATGTCCCTGCGCTCTTCCGCCCGAAACGATGACTTATACAAATACGATTTAATCGGCTTGTCCGATACAGGCAATATCCAGAATATCACAGTGCCAGAGCCGGATTTCAGCCGGATATTGGAGCAGGCGGTTGTCCGCGTGAGCTTCTATTGTATGGTCAAGGTCAGATTTGCGGTCGATTACTTTACGCAGGCGAGAATCCAGATTGCCGGTAATCAGGATATCGATATGATTGTGGACGGTAGCAGCGCAATCGAGGAGCGAAATGAGCAATCCTAACGATGAAGCAATAATAGAGCGAAGGCGGGGACATTTTGCTGAAATAGCTCAGCACGTTCAAGAGATTAACCGGCTTCACGTTTTGCTCGCAGGAGAAAAGCATACGACCGTAAAGCAGCGGGGCGTTCTGGAAGATGTTTTTGGCGAGCTTAATGGCTGGCACAGGACATCTTTTGGCCGGGCGAAATCGGTAATGGGGTGCGGATAGATGGCGAATATAGTTACAATCCCGAATGGGCAGGATATCGACGCCAGTAATATGACGTGGTCGTTTCGGATAAAATACTTATCTCCGATACCTTCAGGCAACTCGGCCATAATGGACAATCAGTTTGTTGCGAGCTCATATTATTTTTGGAAAATTGGGACACACAACTTTGGTTCAAAATACTTGGATTTGTACTATAATGCCTATGGCTTTGGAGGCCGGTATAATACAGCCTCACCGCAACTTAATTTAAACATCATAGACGATGGCAACTGGCATGAAATAGAAATAAGGGGCATCAATTTACAGAGTAACTCCCCAACGATTTCGATTTGGATTGACGGCATTCTTGTTAGCCCAAACGTTGAAAGCGATTCAGGTCTTCCCCGTCCTTCTAATTCGTCTTTACATTTAATAAATGCCAATACTTATCCACCCACAGCTAATCAATCTGATGTTGCCCTTGACGAATTGATGATATGGAAGTCGGCTCTGAGCGACGGGCAGATTGCCGCTTTGCAGGCCGCAACCATAGACCCCACGGCTGGTCTTGCCCCCGATTATCACTGGACTTTTAATGAGAATAATTCCGGTAATACTTATGCTGATACCGGGGCGGTAGGTGGACACGACGGCACTTGTAACGTAGCCACTCAGTCGGCAAGGGTAGCCGGAGTTTTCGGGAATGGCTTTGGAAGCTCAGGCACGCCAGCTCCCACAACTTACACCCTAACCGTATCATCATCCCTCGGCGGATTCGTCTCAGAACCCTTTTTGGGGCAGCACGTTTACAATCACGGTGAAGAGGTAAATGTCATCGCAGAAGCAGACCTCGAATACGACTTTGATGTCTGGACGGGCACTGCTCCGGTGAATGACCCGTTGGCAGCATCAACGTTTTTGACGATGAATGACGATTATACTCTTGAAGCCAATTTTCAGGCGAAAAAAAATGAAAGGAAACCACAAATGAGCAATCAGCGGATACCAGTGGATATAGACGTAAACGTGAGCGTGTCGGTAGCGCAAACGCTACTGGCTACGGATATGTCGCTAATGGCCGTGCTGTTCAAATCGGCGACGGTTTTCTCGTGGAACCGCGTAAAGTATTATCTCACTATGGCGGAATATGAGGCCGACTACGCGCCCGGGACCGCAAAGTGGTGGGCGGGGCAGGCGTTCTTTGCACAGGTTCGCAGGCCGAAAAGATTAGCCGTCGGGCTTGTTGCAACAGCAAACCAGCCGGGGGCGATAATGAGCGGGCCTTTGAGTGCCGCAGACATTACCGCAATTGAGGCAAAGGGCACTGGCGTATTGACTATCCCCATCGCTGGCTCGCCCGTAGCGATAACAGCAATCGCTCTCACAGGTTTAGATACCGCGACAAAGATTGCGGCAGCTATCGCGGCAGGTACGAATTTCCCGGCAGGCGCGACCTGCGTAGCAAATGATGATGGCAGTATCACAATATCGACCGGCTCGGCTACTGGCGCGACCGAGACAATCGATTACGCGACGGCAATAGCGGGTGCTGATATCAGCGCAGTCGCAAGATTGACCGCTGCGACAGGTGCGGTCTTATCGCAGGGCTGGACACACGGCGCTCTCGCGGTGGAAGCGGCGGAAGTCCAGAAGGAAAGCACAAACGCCGGATACCCGATTTACGGCTGGTGCATCGACCTCGATTACCGCGACACATCAGACCAGAGCGATTTCGCTGATTGGGTTGGCGGCCACAGCGATAATCAGCCGGCGATAAGTATACTCGCTTCAAATGACGTTACCGCTTATAGTGGTGCTGACGAGACGAATATCGGTTACTATGCCAACAACTCCGACAATCGATTCGTCGGCGTCGTCTATTCAAACAATGCCCAGGAATACCCCGACGTGAGCGCCCTGGCAATGTTCCTGTCGGTCGATTACTCACTGGCCGATTCCACAATTACCGGCAAATTCAAAGATCTCTCCGGCTGCACACCTACGCCGCTGACCGAGACGCAGTTAGCTCTGCTCGCGGGCCGAAGGATAAATACGCTTGTCCTTCAGGGTGCGAATGCTCACGTTTATCGTGAAGGCGTGCAATCCGCGGATACCTGGTTTACGGATATGCTGGTGAATCTGCATAACTTCATCAACGAATTGAAGGTGGAAGTTTTCAATGTGTTCCTCCGCAATGGCAAAGTGCCTTACACGGTGGCCGGGCAAACGCTTATCTGTCAGGCGTGCCAACTTATCGGCAGTAATTATATTCGCAACGGCACCTTTGCCGACAGGCAGGTTGCGGATGATACCGCGCAGAGCGGCTTTACAATCCTCAAAGCGTTCGATGTTATCCCGATGCCGATTTACGGCGTATCAGCGGCAGACAGAGCGGCAAGGATAGCCCCGCCTGTCCAGATAATCGGGTATCTCTCAGACGCTATTCACTTCGTCAACATAAACGTCAATGCGATTGTTTGATATAGGAGCTAAAGAACCATGAGACGAGTATATAATCAATCACAAGCGTCCGTTTACGTTGCCGGTATTCGCATCCAGGGATTCAGTGACGGCGGCTGTATTATTGTTACGCCGGTCGGCGGTCAGGTTGAAATGACCGAGGGGCTGGACGGCGGCTCCCCGAATCAGGCAACGAATCAGGGCGGCACAATCAAACTGCGACTCCGCGAGAATTCGACCTCGCATAGCTACTTGTCGACTTTGCGCATTGCACAGGAGCAGGGCATGGCCTCCGACGACGGCTTTATGGTTACGGTGCGAAGCGGCGTAGGCGCTCTCCATGTGCTTACCGGTGCTTTGATATCGCGGCCCGGCGAGCTTACTACCGGCGACAAGAAAATGGGCGCCCGGGAGTGGACGTTCGTAAGCGGCGATTTGCAGGAAAATAATCTTGACGTTGCAAGTGCTGCATTAGCGGCAGCGGCGGCGCTCGGCCTTTAACATATCTTAAAAGTCAATAGGGCAGCAAAAGAAGAAAGGAGAGTTTGAGCATGACGGCAGACAAGCTCAAAAGTTTCACGGTAGGCAGTAATACGTATTTTCTCGAACCAATGTCGGCGGATGAGGCATTGGGCTTCGGGATAGACGTGACGGCAATGATAACCCCTCTTGCCGGCAACATCGGGAATGTCACCTCTGACCAATTACAGGGCAAGACCCCGGAGGACAAATGGCTGGCGATATTGGGGGCGGCAGCAGGCGGATTCAACTCGGCGAGATTCAAAGCGGTTGCTTTTTACGCCCTGAATTTTGTCCGCTCACCAAATAGCATCCTTCTCAATACCCCGGAGAACCGCGACCAGTGGTTCAAAGACCATCCTGAAGACCTTTATTTTGTTACGCTCAAGGCGATATGGTCGCTGGCTAAAGATTTTTTACCGAGCGGGCTGCGTACCTTCGTACTCGGATTGGCGACGAAGACGACGAAGGCAGTGTCAGCCAGCCAGACGGATACAACGAACTCACAGCCATCAGAAGCAAGCTCTGCTTCTCAGGCGTAGTGCGATACAAAGACCTGACCGACAAAATCAATCCGCTTTCAGTACACGACATTTTTGAGATTTTGCGAATGATAGATTGGCGGGACTCTTGCGAGAAAGCGGCGAGGGAAAGAGAGCAGGAAATTGCCAGAGAAGAATGACGACAACAGGGAGCCGGCGAAGGAATTAGTGGCGACAATCAAAATTGAAGGCACTGCTGAAGCCGTGCGCGAGGTTAAAAAACTTATGTCCGAAGCGTATTTAACAGCTACAAAGCTGGCAATAATTTTAGGAAAATTAAATGCCCGTTGCAGATAAGGATAAAGCATAAATGGGACGCCCTGGAATATATGTAAGAACTGCCGAAATTCGCCGGAAGCAGAGCGAAGCAAATAAAGGGCACACGTCTTGGTCGAAGGGTAAGAAGTTTTCCCCTGAACATCTGCGCAATATGAGCGAAGCCCAAAAAGGGAAACGCCTTGGCGAAAAATGCCCTGAGCAAAGCGCGAGAATGAAAGGCAATAAACTCCGTCTCGGCATACCTCATACCGAAGAAACTAAACTCAAAATGCGTCGCACGCACGCAACCCCCGAATACCTTAAAAATATGAGCGAAAAACATAAAGGGAAAAAGCTCGTATTGAGTGAGAAGCGAAAAAAACAATTGACAGAACAGGCCCGAATAATGGGCTTTAAGAATAGATACCACAAACATTCAGAAGCGGCTAAAAAAAAGATGTCGGACACCCGTATCAAGGAAGGCACATTTGCTAAAGAAAAAAATCCACAATGGAAGGGCGGCATAACGCCGGTGATGACGAAAGTTAGAAATGATTTTCGTTATCGCCAATGGCGCTCTGATATTTTCACGCGGGATAATTATACTTGTCAGGATTGCGGACAACGCGGAGGCGACCTACAAGCCCATCACGCACCCAAAAGCTTCGCCTCTATCTTCAGTGAATATAAAATACTTTCTTTTGAGCAGGCGTTGGCCTGCGAAGAGCTTTGGAATATTAACAACGGGCAAACACTTTGCTTTGATTGTCATAAATTAAAAAAGGGTGGTAAATAATGGCTGTGATTTCAGAGCTTATAACCGTCCTTGGCGTCGAGGTGGACCCAACGACCATCGCCGTAATGCACAAGATGCAGGAGGGGCTTGACAAAATCGAGTCCGTCGGCAAGAAGGCGACTATTGCAATCGCGGCATTTTCTACGGGCTTCGGATTCTGGATAAAGAGCATAGCGACCAACGCCGAGGACTTGCTCAAGCTGGCGAAGAATACCGGCGTATCCTCAGAGAAAATTCAGGCGATGGATTACGCCGTAGAGCAGCTTGGTTACAGTTCAAAGAATCTAAACTCTGATTTGTTGTCCCTCACCAAATCGATGACCTCCCCTGTACCGGGCGAATTCAATGTCGCCCTTGCTCAATTGGGAATAAATGCTTATAAGTTTGGCGGCGGTATTCGCAATGTAGCGGATGTTCTGGAGGATTTGTCTGCCCGGCTCGGCAAGATGAGTATGACTGAAGCTTTGCAATGGGGCAGCCGGCTCGGAATATCTGTTGACACAATCAATCTTCTCCGCGAAGGCCGCGCAGGAATAAAGGCGTTACAGCAGCAGGCAGAGAGCTTGGGACTGATAATACCAACAGGGGCGCAGGAGGGCGCTGTTAAATTCCTGAAGGTTTGGCGAGATATTGAGGGCGTCTGGGGCGGCATATCAAACAAAATAGGGCTTGGCCTTATGCCCAAATTGACTGAGCTGCTTACAAAATTCCGCGATTGGGTAACGCTCAATAAGAACTGGATTGCTCTTAAAGTAGAGCAGGTTATACTCGGTATCGTATCGGGCTTTGATAAGTTTTATCATCAACTGGGCAAGGTCTGGCAATCGATGCAGCCGTATGTCAAGGCGATAGGAGACGCGCTGGGGCTGACCGGCAATTTGAAAGATAAAACCGAGCAATTCATCAATCTGGCCTTATGGGGACTGGCGGCTATGGGCGTTTTGTGGGCTTACAATAGAGCTAAAATGCTTCTCGTTTATGCTGCTATTTTGGTGGTTGCCGATGCCCTCGATACAATAATGGGCATAACGGCGAATAAACACAGAGTCATAGACGAATTCTTCAGAGGCATTGCTCTTGCGGCAGCAGATGCAGTGGATTCTGTGCAGGTATTGATTGACCTGCTTCGGGCATTTCCTGCTCTCGCCGTTAGATTGGGTGCTGCCACAACCAACTTCGTGGGAAATGTCGCCAATATGCCCCAGCAAACCCGCGAATTTCTCAATCCAAAAGACCGCAGACGAAAAGGGGTTGATGTTAGTATCGGCGACGAAATACTGGCCTACGCAAAAGCAGAAGCCCAATATGCAGATGAAGTGGGCGGCAGAAAAGACCGTAAATACACTTTAAGGCAGACGCTTATAAATAATTGGAATCGAGAAGCCAGCGAAGGCGAAAAAGACAAAAGCAAGAATTACGACTTCAATGATATTTATGCTATGATTGACCCTAATGCCGTTGCCGATTTTGCGAATACTATAAAAGCCAATCTTGGCCCGACCGTGCGAGGCAAGCCGATTGTCCCAGCTAACCCATCCTCCACTGTCTCGAATAAAACATCGACCGTCGTGAATGATAATCGAAGAAGCGAAACCAATGTCAATATAAACGCTGCCGCTGCCGATGCGTATCAGGTCTACGATATGGCGAAAAAGGGATTACCTAACTGGTCGGACCCGTCTCAGCTGCCTTTTTCTCCGAATGGTATGTAAGGATTGAAAAGTGAAAAACTGCGTAAAATGCCCCACGTTGATTTACCCCCTGCTATGGGACGAATTAGCGGCTAACCCCCCTGATTTCTGGCAGGTGCGTTGAAATTCGGGCATTGTGGCGCGTATAGGTGATTGTAAAATGGCTATTTTGTTTATAATCGAAGGTGTGGGCGACGAATTGGGATACGTCGATTGGGGCGAAATCGCCGTCGATGTCCATAAATCCGATAATCATATCCTGTCCTCAGAGGTTACGGACCATACCCTCGAAAGCGGCGCAGTAGTAAGCGACCACGTCATCTCGAAGCCCCGGCAACTCTCGATAATCTTTGAGCAGGTCAACACGAAGGATGGGCTGGCGCGGGCGATAAAAGTATGGCAGGAGATACGAAATGTCGAGCGGGCAAGAATGCTTGTTACGGCGGTAACGGAACACGACACCTATAACCACATGGTTTTCGATAACGTATCCGCTTTGCAGACCGCGCCGATGAAAGGGGCCTTGCAATTCAGCGCGTCCCTGAAGGCGATAAACTCAGTGCAACTGGCGGTTGTCAAGATACCGGAATCGATACTCGCAAAGGACGGCACAAGCAAAAAAGCATCGAGCGAGATAAGCGCAGGCGTATCAGGGGCCGTCAAGGTTATTGACTGGAAGACAATTTTATCGCCCGGTCCCGATGGCCTGGAAGAGAACATCGATACCCCGATACCGCCGATGTCGATTATGAATGCCGGGAGGGGATTGCAGGTTCAAGGTTCTTCGATGTTTGGACCGCCTCAGCAATTTTAGGAATAAAAAATAATGGCACAATTTATACCGATGACAAATGATGGATGCAGACGAGCGACGATAACTACTCTCGCCGGGGCCTTGACTTTCCGAACATACTACCTGCCGCGTCTGTCGATGTGGTTTTGCGATATTTTTGACGCCTCGGGCGCATTGCTTGTCGGTGGTATGGCCCTTGTAACAAAGCTCGATAATCTCCTGAAGGGCATGGGTGATACCCTTTATGGATATACCCTTCGCGTTTATTCGCAGACCGGAGCAGAGAATAATACCCCCGACAGCTTAGGCGGCGACTGTCAGCTCGTGCTGTTTGGCCCGGACGAAACCATACCGAGTATTTATGGGGGCTGATTATGAGTGAGCGGCCCTTTATGCGGCAGGCAGAGTTTATGGTATGGGACGCCTCTTTGCCCATCGCCAATCTCACCGATGAAAATTACGCGGTTAAGATATTAGCGGACGGCAGCCGTAATACCCTTCGCGTTCGATTCTCAATTCAGCGAAGCATTCTCGGCGTCCCTATTTGCAGCGATATCAGCATTTATAATCTCTCGAATAAAACTCAGGCGATACTGAGGACGGCTATGATGCGCTGCCGCTTGCGCGTCGGCTGGCAGAACTACGGGCTGTACGATATTTTCCGCGGGCAGATTATGACTGCCGTAACCGATAAGCAGAACGCCGATTATATAACAACCGTGAAGGCCCTAACTGTGCTTGGCGATATGACATATTCCACAATAGCGAACTCTTATACCGAGGGGATGCCGATTAAGAACGTGCTCGAAGACGTTGTAAGCACGTTGCCCGATATAAAATGGGATGAGCAGCGCATTTCAATTCCCGATTACAAGGTGGGCTACAAGGGACTGGTTGTCGCCGGCAGGTCGAAAGATTGTCTCGATAAGCTGGCCCTTCAATACGGCTTTAGCTGGAGCGTTCATTTCGGCGTATTTCAGGCGATAATAGACGGCGACGCAGGATTCAGTACTACCGCAACATTATTTTCCTCGAATAGTACGCTGAAGAAAATCCTGCCGATTCTTGTAGGCCCGACGCAGATTCAATCGGGCGTTTCGATTCGGGCAATCCTTCAGCCGTTCGTATGGCCAGGCGACAGGGTATCAGTGCAAAGCTCCGTCAATGCCTATTTGAATTCCGGCTTTAATCCTGACGGGACATATACCTGCCACACAATCAATTACGACGGCGATACCGGCGGCAACGAATGGGATATGGAGATTCAATCGTTTAAGAATTTTGGGGGCTAATTTAATGGATTCCAGGGCGGCGGACAAATCGCATCAGGCAGTAATAGAATTCGACAGGTTTGCTCTCAATCTACGTACCGCGACGCCGGGCGTAATAGTCGCATTTCACAGTGATACAAACCTTGCCGATGTTCAGCCCGCGATTCCTATGCGAGTTAAAAATCAGAATTCAGATAAATCGGCTTCTTCTTTTAACTGTGTCAACCTGCCAGTCATACAGAACGTCAGTATCTCTCTGCCGCGTTCTCGGCTGGCAGGTCTTTTTATGACCGTGCCTATAAAGGCGGGCGACGATTGCCTGTTGGTTTTCTCCGATAGAGCACTGGACGAATATGTAAAGACCGGCGGCATTCAGCGGGTAACAGCAGAGGGATTTCGGAATGTTTCGCCCCGCCACCACGACCTGACAGACCCCTTCTGCATACCCGGCCTGACCACTATGGCGCATGCGATAGATAACTGGAATCAGGACGCGATAGAACTCCGAAATACAGACCGCAGCGTTTTTGTGTCGATATACGCTGATAGAGTAGAAGGCAAAGGAACATTAAACTGGAATGGCGATATGAATATAACGGGAACGGTTGCGGCGACGGTCGATGTGAAGGCGGCGACAATCAGCGAAAGATACCACGTTCACGCTGACCCGCAAGGTGGTTCGGTAGCACAGCCGACGGTATAGAAAGGCAGAGAATTATGGCAAAGGCGAAAAAGCAACCTGAAAGAGTGCATTGCAAAGAGTGTATATGGTGGGGGCCAGAAGAGGATAAGGGCCAGACATACGAACAGATCATCGAAGACCTTTGCCATATAAACGCGAGCAATGCCCGATATGAAATAAAAACCAAAGCCGATTACTGGTGCGGGCAGGGCTCAAAGAAATAATATGCGAAAGCTTTTACTTTTACTTTTGTTCATCTTCTGCTCGCCGGTGTGGGGGGCTTTCCCTGCTGGTGTTGTTTGGGAGATAAGACCGTCTAATGGTACTGGCGGGGCAAGTTCTGCAAACGGTGGTGGCTTCGACCCTTGTTGTCCAAGCGTTGGCACGGATTATTCTCAACAAGATGCTAATCAATTTCATACAACCGCCCTGAGTATTGATTCTTCTTCTTCTTCAAAAGTGTTTGCCACTAATAATTTAACGACTGCGATGGTCGGTAATTTTATGCAGATTACCGCTGGCACTAATTTCACAACCGGCTTTTATGAAATTATTGCTGTTGATGGAAATAATGAGGCGACGCTGGATAGGACTTGCGGAACGGCAGGAAAAGTAAACGGGACTGCCTGTCTTGGCGGTGCATATAATAATCTTGATGCCACTTTATTAAATACAGCAACTTCATCTCCCGTTGCTGGTAATACTGTCTATGTCAAAAGTGGCGCGTATTCTCAGGCAAGTGGAACAACTACAACCAATGTTGGAACACTTGCCAGTATAATCAAGGTCGTCGGATATGTTACAAGCAGGTCAACGATTCCCTACGGTTCAGACAGGCCCGCTTTTACGGGCGCGACAAATGGTTATTGGACTTTTCCTGCTTACTGGCAATTAGAAAATCTGTCATTTACCGGTTCGACAAGTAACATCCAAACCGGAGTAGTTCCGGCAGCCGCAACGACGACAATGGTAAATTGTTCTATTGTTAATCCTACCACTACGGCGTCGGCGTTTGCTACCGCATTGGGCAACTACTATAACTGTCAAGCAAGTTGTCTTAATGGATATGCAATTAAATCGCCGCAAACCGTTATTGGCTGCTATGTATATGACAGCGCGACAGGAATATATTTTACGGGGTATGATATTGATTATGCAACTGTAATAAGCAGTATCATAGACACCTGTAAAACGGGCGTCAACCTAACCACAACCCACACAATCGATACGCTCAGCAGGATTTACGGCAATACATTCAGGGGCAACGGAACTGCTTTATATTATTCCACTGCATCTGTAGGAAATTGTGTTATAAATAACATTTTTGCTGATAATTATATTGGCCTTTCCCTTCCATCGGCGAATACGAATATACTGCTTGCCTGTAACTGCTGGAACAATTCCACAATTTCAGGATATACAGATATAGTATCATCTTACTGCTCTAAGGGAACAACCGATATAACCTCAGACCCGAAACTGAACGGGACGATAGTAACTGGGGCGGATGGTAACGTTAGTGCCACTTCTCCTTCTAATCTTGAATTAAGGGCTGCATCAAATCCGTTTTCCGGCGTGGCAACAACCGATACGGTTAATATCGTAGCCATAGGTTCGGGGACAGGAACAACGGGCGTGTACGCAATTTCTGCGGTAAACAGTAATAATAGTATAACTCTTGCAACTGCGCCCGGAAGCAACGCCTTAACGAGCATCACTTACATCATTGTCAAAGGCAAAGATTACACCCTCGCCACTAATAGCCCCTGCTTCAATAACGGCCTTGAACCGAACAGCGTCAATGCGGGACTGACCGGCACTTACAATATGAATATCGGGGCTTGCCAGACAGACGCAGTAACGAACGGAACGACAACCACGACAAATAAAATAATTTGATTCCGAGAGGCGATTAAATGAAACGGCTTATTATATTCCTGATAATCCTGTTGATGATAACGGCGGCAAAGGCCATAGAAATACCGCAAAATGTTGATGCTAATATCCCTATCGGGCCTTTCGTTGATACAAACGCCAACTACCTGCCGTCTCTGACGATACCCTATACGAATGTCAAGCTAACAAAATATGGCGGAACAAGTCAAGCGGCGAAAGCAAATACCGCCGGACTCGCGTATCTTGGTCAAGGCGTTTATAACTGCCCGCTTACTGGTGCGACCGATGTTGGAACTCTCGGCTGGCTCAGGATTGATGTAAACGATATAAATGGCGTTCCCGTCTGGAAGGGGGACATAAGCGTTGTCTCCTCGACTTACTGGAACTGGAAATATGGTTCGACGACGTTGACGGTTACAGAGCCGAATTTTACTCCGACCGCTACGCCGACAATTATTGTGGCAAACCAGACGACACTTAAATCATCTATCGACAACAACGGCCTCAATATAAATACCATAAACTCAAACGTTAATTTGAAACTTTCCGATGTAAATACCACTTTGAAAAACTCCATAGACAATAATGGGTTAAATATCAATACAATCAACACCAACGTTGCTACCCTGAATACCAATGTCAGTATCAAATTATCAGATGTGAATGCCGTTATTGCTGGTAATCAGACAACGATAATGAATAAGACGAACCTGATACCGGCTAATCCTTCCACTGTTACCGACGCCTGCAATGTCATAGGAACGGTTGCGGCAAACAGGACGGCTTTCGAGGCCAACTTCATAAACACAAACGGCAAAATAGATGCCAACGGTCAGCAGGCAAGGGACATAAATACCGCAACCCAGACGGCAATGGCTTTGATACCCCGCGACAATAATGACCACAATACGCCGACCATTTTGGCGAATCAGGCAGCTATTCAGCGACAGATTAGCGATGTTAATGTTTATCTCGGCAATCACAACGGGAGCAGTATCGATTACAACAGCGTCCAGGCGGCCTGCGGCTTGGCTCTTGCGGCATTCAATTTCAGCGGCATAACAATCACCGGGGACACCAACGGAATAGCAACGGCGATATTGAATTCGACGGGCGTAACAGCAGGCGGGACATGGACGCTCGCAAAGGCATTAAAGGTTCAAGCGGCTGTTATGGCTGGAACGTGGCAGGATAAACCCGGCTCCCCCGGCGTAGTGCAAATTCTCGATGCCGATGACCGGGCTACCGTAATCGCGGAATTAACCTCAAGCGAAACGTCGCCATATAAACTGATGGATGTAAAATAATGACCACGACCGGGAAAGATATTAAAAGACAGGCGACGTTCGGCGTTATGCCGGAGACCGGAGGCGGTGGTGACAACTCGGCACTTCTGGCGGAAATAGCCCGCTTGCAGGGCATACTTAACGGATTGGCTGGCCCGGCCCTTACGCCGGATATTTCATCGACTTCGATTATCCCCGTAAATCAAAATAGTAAACTCGATTTCGCCTTCGATAATGTAATAAATGACCTCGTAATAATCGACGGGCATATAGCGCAGGTAAGCGATACGGTAGAAGTGGCTCAGCGTGTTAAGCTTCACCTGAAACGGCTGCTCGGCGAATGGTTCTTAAATACGACGCTGGGTATGGCGTGGTTTGCTGGACTTCTCGGCGGCAAAAGCGTAAACGCTATAAAGCTGGCCGTGCGAAATGAAATGAGCAATGTTTATGGTGTAAGCCAAATCAGTGATATATCAATCAATTTCGACAGAGGCGCAAGGACGGTTTCGATGTCGGCGACATTTACGACAATTTTTTCTTCGCAGCCGCAACAGATAACCGTCTCAGGGAGCCAATAAAATGTCTGCCATATTAGGAACCGACTACGGAAACACTCCACAGGGCTTTATCGCGAAGCGCCTCGCTGATATTGTTGCGGGAATAGATGCTAATCTCGCCGCACTGGGTATCCAGGTTGACAGCAACGATGGAACGATACTTGCGAACATTCGCGGGCCGATAGCGGAGGCAATCAGCGAAGTATGGCAGGAGGCAGCGGCGGCGGCATTACAATTTGACCCGCGGTACAATTCAGGACAGGGACAATCGGGCACTGTCCAACTTAACGGTATTATTCGCCGGGCCGGTTATCCGGCGGTCATAGCGATTACCTGTGCCGGCACCGCTGCTACGATAATTCCTGCTGGCTCCCTCATAGCGACGATTGACGGCCTGACAAGATTCTCAATCGATGATGACCTGACGGTAGAAGGCGGTGGAACGGTAACGGGGACGGCCACTTGTACCGCTAAAGGCCCGACCACTGTTGAGCCAGCGGACGTTATCGCAATACTAACGCCTGTATCCGGCTGGACAGGCGTAACGAATACATCAATCTTGGTCCAAGGCGCTGCCGAGGAAACCGACGCCGAGCTTAGGGAGCGACAGCAAAATGAGACGGCCTTAACCTCAAAATGCCAGGTTGAAGCGATACTCGATGCGGTGACTAATGTGGTCGGCGTAACCTATTGCCGCGTATATGTTAATAATACTCTTGTTACCGATACCAACGGCATACCGGCAATATCTATCGCGGTCGTTGTCGTTGGAGGCACGGATGAAAATGTCGCGGCGGCTATTTTCGCAGCGGCCCCGGCAGGGTTGCGATATGATAGCAATGCCAATACGACCGTCGTTATGACGGACGCTCAGGGCGATACATACCCCGTTAAATTCTGGCGCCCGACGCCGGTATTGATTGACGTTGTGGTGAATATCACACAGACGGATATTACTCTGCCGGTCAATTGGGCGTCTGATAAGCTTATTGAAAATGCGATAGTGGCATACTCCACAAGGGGCGGCGCCGCTTTGGATTCCGACGAGTTTGACCGCGACGGATTCCCGCCCGGTCAAAGCGTGATACTGTCTCAACTTTATACCCCGATTAACAGCGTGCCCGGCTTCAGCATAACATCGCTGCTGATATGCAAACACGGGGGAAGCGCGACGGCGGCTGATATAGCTATCAACTGGAATGAAGTAGCTGAATTCGACCTCGGCAATATAACCGTGAATAAGGCGTAATAAGATAATGGCCGGCGTGGACCAAACATATCAAATTGACTTTTCGAGCAAGATGACGGACCTGCGGGCGCTGGCGGATAGCCGGCTGTTGTCTCAATTCCAGAATTCGACAAACCTTAAAAATGTAATCTATTGCTTCATCGACGAGATTCAAGAGCTGCTCGATGAGATAATAAAGCTGGAACAGCGGCGAACCTTATACGATGCAGGCAATAATTTAGACACCATAAATCTCGATGCTATCGGTCGCATAGTGGGGCAGCCGCGGGAAAATATCGAGGCCGCTACGTTCAACGATGTTTATTTCCAGCCGGACCACGATGGCCTCGGCGCCGATGTCGGGCTTGCTTATGTCCGGGGAGGGCGAGTTAGCGTAAATCAGGCAGCGATTGACTCGCAGTATAAAGACCTGATTCTCGGCAGGATATTCGCCAACGCGAATAAGACCTCCTCGATACCATATCTCATCGACGTGGCCTTGAAGGTACTCGGCCTCGGCATATCATTTGAGCCAGTGCCGAATGAGCCAATGGCTTATGACGTAATCATTTATCAGACGCCGACGCCCTTTCAGACGGGCTTTCTGACATTGACGCACCCGATAGTCACGGCAAATAATGCTTACTATATGCCATACCCGGCCTGTTTACGAATCAGGGGTATTGTAGTAAGAGAAGCCGAAATGACAAATATACCTGGCATTGATTCTTTGCCGTTAGGATTGCCGACAATGGGATTATGATTAAAGGGGTAACGATTTATGGATAACAGGACAATTCATCTTCTCGAAATATGGGCGAGGACCGGCGAGACCGTTATCCCTAACCCGCCAATTGCCGGGGTGACATATTGCAACGATGCACTTGATGCGCCCGGGATACTCGCGGGCTGGCGATTTAATGAGATAGTCACGTCTGAAGATTTCAACGAATACCTGCGGCAGATTTCCGCTTTACTCGCACAGCTTGAGCAATTGGGTATTCTCGCGTGGTGTCCCTCTACAACATATCTTACAGGCGCGTTGGCAATGGGAAGCGACAGCCAGATATACGTCGCGTTACAGGGCAGCTTGAACCAAGACCCCACAACCGCTGCCGACTACTGGAAGTTATTCGCGCAATCGGGCATTCCGGGGGCAAAGGGCGATACGGGCGACAGAGGGACACAAGGGCCACAGGGTCCGACGGGCGCAACAGGGGCAACGGGCGCAACAGGCGCAACAGGTCCGGCGGGCGCGACTCCCACAACAAGCGGGAGCGGGACGGTTGTTTTCAATGGTCATTTGTCTGGAGTTTATACTTTCCAGGACCTCGATTTATCAAGCGTCGTCGGAAAAAAAGTTGCTTTTGTTTACCTTGAAGTTTTATGTGCATCTTCCGGCACATATTATATAGTTAAACCCAAAGGATATGGTGGAGCAGGCAATGCACATAATGGCGCGGCGGGTGCTTCGATGGGAGCAGCTGTTCTCAATCCGAATGCCGCGAACACTTACGGGTACTTAGTTTGCGTGACCGACAGCAATGGAGTGATTCAGCACGCGGTAAACTCGACGGGCTACAATATCACCGTAAAGGTTATAGCATTTATGTAAGGAATTGATTATGCAACTATTGGCAGAAATTTCAGTGGTTGAGTGGGTAGCGGGCGTGTCATCACTTATCGTTTCGTCGCTTGTTGTGGCGTCATTTTTGACTGTCGCTGCCCATATATCAAACCCAGATATACACGCCAAAAAGAGGGACATTGTTTTCTCGAATGTCTGTGATGAAAAAGAAAAGGGCGTCGCGGCGGAGATAGAAAATTTGAAGGAAACTATTACCAAATTAGACGGAACAGTAACAGCCGGTTTTGTGGCGATTACGGCTCAAATACAAAACTTGCGAAAGTAAAGGGGACTATATGTTAGCGAAAATCTTATCAACAATACTTTTGGCGAACCCTGAGAACGTAAAAGACAGGGCGACATCAGTATTCGCTGTCGTCTTTGTTGTCTGCGGCGCAATCTTAGCAACCAACGGCGAGGTTATCAGTGGCCGGGCAATAGCGTTGCCGTGGACGTTGCTGGTAATCGCAAAAGTCCTGCTCGGCGTAAGCGTAGCCCTGACTATGCTGCTCACAGGGAAAAACCCCGACCTGAGCAAGAAGACCGACTCGCAAGCGGACGCGATAAACAATCTGCCAAAATAAAACGTTCCGGCAGCAATAGTCGCACCGGATAAAACATCTTAATTCCACTTTTTTAGGAGAGACAAAATGAAGCGAACCATTTTATCAATTCTGTTTTTGTCGGCGATGCTGATGTCGATAGGGGGCTGCGGCAATCAGACCTTATCGCAGAAAGCGCAGTTGCTGCAATCGACCGACTACACCTTCGCCGGGGCCGTCAAGGTTACGACAATCCTGAAGTCGACATTGACGCCGGCGGAGATTGCTGATGCGAATATAATAATCCACGCGGGGCAAAAGTGCTTGAACGCCGAAGCGGCCTGGCTCAAGAATCCTGTTGGCCCTGACCCCGGACTCGACAACGCGCTCGAGGCGATAGCGGAACTCGCGGTGATGTCAAAGGGCAAGGCCACAAAATAGCATCGTAAAAAATGGGAAATAAAAGCATACATTTTTATTGGTATCCCCTGTGGGTTTTGCCGTATTGGAATCAGTCGTTTGTGCGATTGCTTCACCGGCGATTATACATAGGGACGCTACTGATTAGCTGGTAAAGAAGAACAATAAGGAGAAATCTTATGCACTATCGAAACGGACGTGAAGCAAAAAATGGCGATACGGTAATTATGTTAAATCCAAGTGCCAAGAAAATAGAAGCACTTGGTATTTTGCACAACGCAACGCCCGGAAATGATTATTGCAATGGGCAGATTGCCCCCATTCATACAAGTGTCAATGGCGCTTGTATATGTGATTGCTTGCACGTCGATGATGTGATTGCAATCCTCGAAGAAAAAGGCCTCGATGTGAGGCCAAAGGGAATGTAACTAAACTTTCAAACCGTAAATAAAAAATAGGAGAAATAGCAATGGAAATAGCGGAATGGGTAGCAATGGCACAGGCGGCGGCAACGATTATCCAAATGCTTCAGAAGAATCAGCCGGTATCAGATGTGCCATTGACGCCAGAAGAGCAAGCGGCCGTCGATGCGGCAAATGAAGCGATGAACGAAGCAATAGCGGCGTGGGATGCAACAGGGACAGGGCAGACAAGCGATACTCCGCCGGAAACATAACAACAATAATTAGCCCTTTTGATACAGAATTGATGCTTGCGCCATTGGGCGACGGCAAAAACTTTGTCGTTGCCAGAGATTTTATCGCCCGACTCGATGGCCTGACAATCGTGGTCAAGCGGGGATTCATAACCGACCTTACTTCAATCCCCCGGATTTTCTGGTGGATACTCGACCGATGGGGCAAATATGGTTTCGCGGCTGTTGTTCACGATTTTCTCTACTGGATGCAATTCACTGAAATTCCGAAGGCGCGGGCGGACCTGATTTTCTATCGGCTGATGATTATGTCCGGCACTCCGAAACTTACCGCCAGAGTAATATATCTGGCAGTTAAATACTTCGGCGGTATCGCTTGGCGCAACAATGCGAAGCAAAAAAAGAGCGACGGCTTCTGCGAAATGAACGGCGATATTATCCGCTGGCCGCAATGGGCAAAGCAAATCAGAGAGCCGAACATTAAATACGGTTAATCGAATCTCTCCAAGGCCACGCAGCTCTCCCCTCGCTCCTCTGCGTGATCCTTTTTATTATGCCGATTGAT